CCGCCTTTTACCTCGAAAGAAAAAATGGAACACGAAAGGGTGAGAAGATGAAGAAAGGAATTGATATTTCTTACTGGCAGGGAAAAGTAGATTTTTCTAAAGTTTCCAAAAGTGTAGAATTCGTAATTCTCAGGGAAGGATACCGGAGGACAATTGACAAACGATTTTTGGAATATGTGCAAGGTTGTAAAGGAAATAGCATTCCGATTCATGGAGTTTATCATTTCTGTTACGCAACTTCCACAGTTGGAGCGGAAGAAGAAGCGGCTTCTTGTATTGCAAACATGCGGAAAGCTGGGTTGGGAAAAGATGTGATCGTATTCTTTGATTTTGAATATGACACTGTTAAGAAAGCGGCTGAGCAGGGAATTACATTAGGAAAATCAGAATGTATTGCTTTCACAAAAGCGTTCTGTTCCTATGTGGAGAGTCGGGGTTATAAAGCTGGAGTATATACAAATCTGGATTATTACCAGAATATGTATGACAAAGAAACATTGGACAAGTATATATTATGGCTTGCTGATTATACCGGTAATCCAGATGTGAAATGCACATATCAGCAATATACAAGCAGTGGTAAGGTTCCTGGTATTAACGGAAATGTAGATATGAATTACTTTTTTGGAGAAAAACAGGAGGAAGAGCAGATGGGAAAAACAGCACAAGATGTGTTGAATGTGATGCGAAGCTGGCTGGGTTATAACGAAGTAAACGGAAAATTCAGACAGATTATCGATTTATACAATTCTGTAAAACCTCTTCCGAGAGGTTATGCAGTACAGTATCATGACGAATGGTGTGATACTACAGTATCAGCAGCCGGAATCAAAGCCGGATGTTCAGATTTGATTGGACGAGAATGTGGATGCGAACAACACGTTAAGATTTTTCAGAGTATGGGAATCTGGATTGAAAACGGAACAATTGTACCGAAACCTGGCGATATTATCCTCTATAACTGGGATCAGTCATATCAACCGAACAACGGATATTCGGATCATATCGGCTTTGTAGAAAGCGTTTCCAATGGACAGATTACTTGTATTGAAGGAAATAAAGGGGAAGCGGTTGCGAGACGTGTTCTTTCGGTAGGGAATGGAAACATCAGAGGATATGCAAGACCGAAATACAGCGGTGCGGGAACGGCTCCGAGTAATCCGGTAACACCACCAGTATCTGGAGGGGATACCCCGAACAAAAATGTGGCATGGTATGGCGTAGTAAATACTGGCACACTGAATGTGAGAACATGGGCGGGTACAGAAAATCCGCAGTTGAAATCATACCCAACAATTTCTCAGGGGACAAAAGTTGGTGTATGCGACACCATTCGTGATAAAGATGGTGATGCTTGGTATTATATCCAGATCAAAGGAGACAAGGGGGAAAAGTACGGCTTTGTTGCGGCAGCATATATTACAAAGCAGTCTTCCAGCAAGCCGAATGCAGATACAACCGTTTCAGATGATGGCGTAATTACCAAAACACCTCAGTGGGTTGGAAAAGTAGTTGCTGATGTTCTTAATGTCCGTACATGGGCGGGAACGAATAATCCACTGATTAAATCATGGCCTCGACTGGGCTATGGAAATTTAGTGGATGTTTGTGATGTTGTGAATGCTGCGGATGGTTCCAGATGGTATTACATCAGAATTGATGGAAGAATCTATGGCTTCGTTCATTCGGCATATATCGAAAAGGTATAAGCAGATAGGTAGGCATTGTATGATTAAATTCAGACAAAAGGGCGACTTTTCCAAGCTGACTCGATTTCTGGAGAGAGCAAAAGAGACAGTTCGTATTGGAGACCTAGATAAGTTTGGTAAAGAGGGAGTAGCCGCCCTTGCGTCTGCAACACCAGTGGATTCTGGGGAAACGGCGAGTTCCTGGTATTACGAGATTGAGAATCGAAAAGGTTCTGTAACGATTTCGTTTCATAATTCAAATATTCAAAATGGAGTTCCAATCGCTATTATTTTGCAATACGGGCATGGAACTCGAAACGGCGGCTGGGTACAGGGGCGAGATTACATCAATCCTGCTATCCAGCCTATTTTTGACAAAATTGCAAATAACGCATGGGAGGAGGTTATTAAGCTATGAGCAGGACAATTGATGAAAGAGTTGTCGAAATGCGATTTGATAATAAACAATTTGAGCAGAATGTTCAAACCAGCATATCGTCAATCGAAAAGCTCGAAAAAAGCTTAAATCTCAAAGGTGCCTCCAAGGGATTAGAGGATGTCAATGTTGCAGCCAAAAACTGTAATATGACTCCGCTTTCCAATGCGGTTGAAACAGTAAAAATGCGTTTCTCTGCACTCGAAGTCATGGCGATGACGGCTTTGTCGAACATTACAAATTCTGCATTAAATGCCGGTAAAAATATTGTTTCAGCATTAACGATTGATCCGATTAAAACCGGTTTCCAAGAATACGAGACGCAGATTAACGCAGTTCAGACAATTCTTGCAAATACGCAGAGCAAAGGAACTACGATTGATCAGGTAAATGCTGCTCTTGATGAGTTGAACAAATACGCTGATCAGACGATTTACAATTTTACGGAAATGACCCGTAACATTGGTACTTTTACGGCTGCGGGCGTAGATTTGGATAAATCAGTAACCTCCATCAAAGGTATTGCAAACTTGGCAGCAGCTTCTGGATCTAATGCTCAGCAGGCAAGCACTGCTATGTATCAGCTTTCACAGGCGATTGCAGCGGGAAAAGTTAGCTTGCAAGACTGGAACTCCGTTGTAAATGCGGGAATGGGCGGTCAGTTATTTCAAGACGCGTTGAAACGAACTGCTGAACATTTTGGCGTCAACATGGATGCAATGATTGAAAAGTATGGCTCATTCCGAGCATCTTTGACTGAAGGCGGATGGCTGACAACAGAAGTTCTGACTGAAACATTGACTCAGTTATCGGGAGCCTATTCCGAAGCAGATCTTATTGCACAGGGTTATACAGAAGAACAGGCTAGAGAAATTACAAAACTTGCCAAAACAGCACTGGATGCGGCTACGAAAGTAAAAACATTTACACAGTTGTGGGATACACTGAAAGAGTCGGTTCAGTCTGGATGGACGCAAAGCTGGGAAATCATCATTGGTGATTTCGAAGAGGCAAAAGAGCTTCTAACCGAAGTAAGTAATTCCTTGGGTAACATGGTAAATGCTTCCGCTGAAGCACGAAATAAAATGTTACAGGATTGGAAAGAGCTTGGAGGTAGAACTGCACTGATTGAAGCTGTACGAAACGCCTTCGAAGGTGTTCTGAATATTGTAAAGCCGGTTAAAGAGGCATTTAGAGACGTATTCCCTCCAATAACTGGAGAACAGCTTTACAATCTTACAGTCGGACTACAAGAACTTACAGAAAAATTCAAAATAGGTGAAGAAACGGCGAATAACCTGAAGAGAACATTCAAAGGGGTATTCGCTTTATTTGATATCGGACTTCAAGGAATTAAAGCGCTAGTTGGCGGATTTGCCGATTTGATTGGTTATGTGGCTCCGGCAGGGGATGGTATTCTTGGCTTTACAGCGGGAATCGGAGATTTCATTGTCGGCATTGATGAAGCTATTAAATCATCCGATGCGTTCAATAAAGCCATAGAAGGAATTGGAAATTTTTTGAAACCGATTGCTGATGGCGTAAAGACCTTTGTAAAAACAATTGCAGATGCTTTCAGCGAATTTGCGAATGTTGATACCAGTGGACTCAATAATTTTGCGGACAAGGTACAGACTCGATTTGAACCGTTTGTAAAATTAGGCGAATTGGTAAAGAAGGCATTTGAAGGGATTATCGGGATTGTCGAGAAGGCATCTCCTGTTTTATCGAAGCTGGGTTCTATTGTTGCGAACGCATTTGGAAACCTCGGAGAAGCGATTCTCACAGCGTTTGATACTGCGAGCTTTGATCCGATTTTGGACTTGATCAATACTGGATTGTTTTCTGCAATTCTGATTGGAGTGAAGAAGTTTATCAACTCTTTATCGGAAATCACAGAAAATGGCGGAGGAATACTTGGTTCGTTCAAAGATATTTTGGATGGAGTCAAGGGAAGTTTAGAAGCATGGCAATCAAGTCTGAAAGCTGGAACTCTTCTTAAAATTGCTGGTGCGATGGCGATTTTGACAGCGGCAATAGTTGCATTATCGCTTGTCGATTCGGGGAAACTGAACGCCTCCTTAGGTGCTTTGAGTGTTCTATTTGTTGAGTTGCTTGGCTCTATGGCTATTTTTGAAAAGATAATGAATGGCGTAGCAATCAAAGGAATGGGGCAGTTGACTATTGCGATGATTGGACTGTCTACTGCTGTTCTTATTCTTGCCGGAGCAGTGCAGAAATTATCCGGTTTGGATTGGGATGGACTTCTGAAAGGATTGGTCGGCGTTGCTGGGTTATCTGCTATTCTGGTGACGTCTGCAACAGCACTTTCCAAAACATCGAAAGGGCTAATAAAAGGTTCTGCTGGTTTGGTAGTATTTGCAGCAGCGATTCGAGTGCTTGTGGGAGCAGTTGAAGATTTGGGAGCGTTAGATGCAGGATCTTTGGCGAAAGGTCTGATTGGAGTTGGCGTTCTTTGCACTGAACTGGCGTTATTCCTGAAAACTACGGATTTGGATGGGATGGGTGTTCTGAAAGGAACTGGTTTAGTTCTTCTTGCGGCATCCATCAATATTCTGGCGAATGCAGTTGGAGCATTTGGCACTTTGGATATTTCCAGTCTTTTGAAGGGATTATCTGCGGTTGCAGTGGTTCTTACAGAACTGGCAGTATTCACTAAAGTGACAGCTAACGCGAAGCATGTGATTTCAACAGCTACAGCAATGACTATTCTTGGAGCAGCCATGCTTGTGTTTGGAGAAGCAGTAGAAAAGATGGGGAACTTGTCCTGGGGAGAGATTGGACGAGGTCTTACAACAATGGCTGGTTCTTTGGCGGCTGTAACAGTTGAAATCA